TCATTGGTCCTCCCATAGATGACGTCCGCCGCGCGCCAGGATCGCCGATATCAGCCTTTCGCGCTCATCCGTCAAATCTTCGCCGCGCACGGCCTGATCTTCGAGCCCCATGGTGTGGTGCACGCGGGCAAGCTGCTGATCAGCCAGAGCGCCGGCACGTTCCCTGACAGTTTGCTCAAGCGGCTTGTTTGGGACCAAGGCATAGACCAGCGTGCAGTCCATGGCCTCGGCAGCGGCACGCAAGGTGGACAAAGAAATCGTGTCGGCCATTTCGCTGCTTTCCAGGCGCACCAAGGTCGAATGGGCCTTGCCCAGACGGGCGGATAATTGCTTGTTAGTCAGGCCCAGGGCATCGCGGATGGCGCGAACCCACCCCTTGGGCGGTCGCTGCCGCAACCCGTCAAGCCGCGCGGTCTGGAATATCCGATCCAGATGCTTGCGCGCCAAGGCTTCTCGATTGTTTCCGTCGAACATAATGCACCTACTTGAAAATAATTGTGCATGATAATGCACTAAATATCAATTTTATGTGCATTAAACTCGACTATTTGTCGAATCTTTCGTGCATCAAGATGCACATTATGTGCCGACAAGCGCATCTCAAACACCGCATTGTGTCCATTATATTGATCACAAACGCCGCGATTGCACAGTCAAATAGACACAAAGGCCGATGCCTCAGAATTACGGTGACGGCGTTTCAATTACACAATTCTCACCGCCGGTGCTGGCGCACTCGGAGCGATTGATGCGCGGCGTTTTAACGCCGCTTACCGCATTCGCGGTGCGCTAACACTTCGCTACTTGAGCGCAGGGCAGCCTCCGCTGCGCTGCGGCGTCGCGCTCCCGCATCTGTCGCGCCGAAAGCAAGGGCGTTCTTTCGGTCCGAGGGGCGATATCCAACAAAAAAGCCTCCCGCGAGGGGAGGCTTTTTTGTTGGATGGCGCACTCGGAGCGATTCGAACGCCCGACCCTCAGATTCGTAGTCTACCTAAAACACTATACAGGCCAACTACATAAAAATCTAAGGCTGTAACAAGGCCACATGTGCAGCACATGCGGCATACAACACGTTTCATCTAAATCCGGAAGTCCAAAGACTACCACAAGTCACCGACAGCGCATGCACTATATTGAACGGAGGGAATGGCCAAAATGTGAGGGGGCACACGGGAAAAATCTTACCTGCCTTACCTCATTGATTTTAAACGGTTTTGCATATTATTTTCGCCTTACCTCGACATTACCGGGTTAGACGTCTTTACTCTTACTTTTATGAATTATTTTATTATTTAAAAACAAAGAGGTAAGGAAATTCGCCCTTCTAGGTAAGGCGAGGTTATGAGCCCTGCCTTACCACTTCCCAAGAGCGCAAGTATCTGAAACTCATAAGGTTTTTGCCTATACCAAAAAGGCGAACGGCGTTACTTTTGGCAGGTAAGACGTTTCCCGCATAGGCACCTGAATATCTGGCCGGCGCGTGGAGAAAATCGCGACTTCGACCCCGCCGAAAATGGCACCTTTTGCGCGTCAAACTGCGTCACAGCCTCGGTTTTCGCCTGTGGCAGCTAACGCCCTGTTTTGTCGATCGAAGCGCCCGTGTCTCCCCTCGCGCCGTTTCCGGCTATCTGCGTCAAAATCCATACAAGAAGTGGGCGGGCGAGGCGCGGGGCCTAGCGCGCGGCCCGGGGTCTGCGCGCGCCTCGGTCTGCCCTGTGTGGCATTCGCGCAACAGGCGTGACAAAGGCCGGCAGGGTTACCCCTACCGGCCTCACATGCTGGCACCTGGTGCCCTATGTCCTGGTCGCTTAGCCCCCGCTGGCAGCAGCCGCAGGCGGCGCCCACGGCACGAACCGCACCACCTCAACGCCCAGCCACTCATTCAGCTCCAGCAGCCGCGCCTGCAACGGCAGGATCTCGACACGCATGAACGTGTTCTCGGCCTTCTCGACATCGCCGAAGCCGCCGGTGTTCGACGGCACCACGCCCAGCAGCTGGGGCGGCACGCGGTGCGACGCCAGGATATCGTCGCGCGTCGTGTTCTTGATGTTGAGGAATTCGTCCTTCGCTGACGCATCCCCGATCGGGATGATCTGGACCCCGTCCTTCTTGCCCTTCGGCGCGTGAATGAAGATGTTCCGGAAGTTCCCCTTCCCCTTCGTCCCCTTCAGGCTTTCCTCGATCTCATCCGCCGACTCGTCATCGATCGTCTCTTCGTTGAGATAGAACACGAACCCGGCATGCGCGCCGTTCTTGAAATACTTGCGCCGAAAGAGCGTCGACTCCTCATTCAACAGCGCGCTCTGCATCGCCGAGAGATATCCGGGCAGCCCGTAAATCTCCTGGGTCGCGTCATGCTCGATCAGATGGAAGATGGACCCCGGCTTGAAGTCGTGGACCTGCCACCGGTTATTGACGAAGAAATACTCCCCGTCCTTCACCCCGCGCTTGGTGTTGATCGCCATCGAATGCTTCAGGGCCATCGCCCGGCCGCCGATATTATCGACGCGCTCGATAAAGCCATTGCCCGCCCACAGGAAGTCGAACGCCCATTTCGAAAACTCTCCGCGGCTTAACATCGTCGACGGCACGAAGCTGGACACCAGCAGGTTCCGCTTCACATCGATCGCCGACCGGTGATGCGGATTGACGTTCAACAGCCGTGCCAGGTCGCGCATAGCCACCGGCGGCTCATACCATCGCCCGTTGCGCCAGGCTTCGGCATACTGTGCCACGTCTCGCCGATCGAGCACCGACTCCGGCTCGCCGAAAGTGAACATGCGCCCCTTGCCTGGGGCGGCTTTGGCCTTATTCGTCATGGAGTACCCTCACTTTGGCTTTCTGTCCGCCTTCGCCGGCGTCCAACGGTTCGCAATAGAGACAATTCAGCAGCGCCCAGCCGATATCGCCGTGCCCGGTCTCGGCCGAGCGCCGGGCGACGTAGGTGATTTCACGCCCGCCCTTGGTGATTTCGGGATGGATCGACATCAGCGCCGCGGCCAGGTCCGTCCAGCCCAGGTCGAACTCGATGCGGCGGTTGCGGAAGACGTTCTGCGCCTTCAGAACCATCAGGCTCTTGACGTGCACCGAATAGTCGATGCGGCGGGCGCGCACGAAGAACTTCACCACCAGGTCGAAGACCGCCTTGCCGACGCCGGTGCAGTCGATGGCGATTTCAGTGACGTGGTATTTTTGGGTGAGCTTCTTGATCTCGTCGGCCTGCTGCTCGAAATCCAGACCGCGAAACTTCTTCCGCTCCAAGACGCGGAACTTGTCTTTTTTTGTTCTTCGGCGCCGCGCATACCACCACGCCGGCGCCGTCGCCCTGCTCGCTGGCGTCCGGATCGTAACCGATCCAGGTCTCGCCCTTGTAAGGACGGATGGCCAGCGGCGCGAAATCGTCCCACACATCCCAGCTGTCGACCATGCACGGCTTGATCAGGTGCAGCGGGAACGATGACTTACTGTCGTCGACAAACTCGCAGCCAAACAGGTTGGCGAATTCATCGATGGAATACTGCAGGCGCAGTTCTTCGATATCGACCAGGTCGAAACCAGCGTCGATGGCGTCCTGCAGCGTGATGATCTGCCGGTAAATCCCGTCCGGCCCGACAGCCCCGGCCTTCAGCGCTTCGTGGCTGATATCGATCTTGACCCGGTCGGCCTTGCTGCGCTTGCGGTTGAACCGCTCGCCTGTCCACATCGGATAGGACGGGTGCGCAATGGTCGAAGGTGTCGAAAACAGCGTGATCGTGAAGCGCTTGTGGGTCGCGATCGCCGACGCCACCTTGAAGATGTCGTCGAAGCCGTAGATCCAGGCGTATTCGTCGATGATGACGTCGCCGGTGTAACCTTGAGCGGTGCGATAATTGGTGCCCAGAAAATACAGGGTCACCGGCTCCAGGATGTTACCGTCGGCGTCTTGGCCGCGGTCAATGACCATCGGGTCGCCGGTCAGCTGGACGCCGGACACCTTGTAGACGAAATCGACGATGTAGTTTCGGAAGATGTTCGCCTGGGCGCGCGACGCCGAAATGAAGATCTGGTTGTTGCCGGTCTCCAACGCCCGCAGCAACCGTTCGCGCGCAAAGTACCAGGTCGCCCCGATCTGGCGCGACTTCAACAACATCCGGATCCGGCGGCCCGTGGTGCTTAACCAGTTCTCCTGGTAGCCAAACAACGCCTCCCGGAAGGCCGCGTCCAGCTTCTCGACCGTCTCTCGGCTGATCAGGTTGCGCGCTGCCTTCTTTCGCTCGCCCTTGTTCCGGTTCTGAACCTTCGGATTGAGGTCGCCTTCATGCCCGCCAGGTGCTTCATACCGGCGCACCCGCGCCAGTCTCTCCATCTCGCGGCCTAAAAGGTCGATTTCCTTGAAATCGTGGCCGGTCTTTTCCTCTTTCATGACCAGCAGGTTGAACCGCGTGGTCAGGCAGGTTTCGGCTTGCATCAAAGGCGAAGCGTCATCCCATTTGTCGCGGTCCTTCCACGACTGGACCGTGGTGCGCGGAAGCTCGATCTCTTCCGCAATCTGCGAAACGGACCATCCGCACCAATAAAGCGTCCGCGCATGCCGCTTCGGATCGAATGGCTTGACAGCCCTTTCCCTGGTTGTTGCCGGCTTCTGCTTCATGCCGGCCATGGTTACGCGCGCGCCCGTGCTCTGATGACAGCAACGCCTTGTAAATCCCCGATTTACAAAGCCGTCAGGTTGCCAATCCGACCCGGCTGCGCGCGTCAATAGGGCTCAATTCTGGCGTTTCAGACGCCACCTTTTCGCCCCTGGAGCCCGTCCCATGAAGCCCAAGAAGTTCCGCGTCGCCGTTTCCGGCCCGACCATCGACGGCCGCACGATCGATCCGAACTGGCTGCGCGAGGCCGCCGAAACCTTCAACCCGAACACCTATGGCGTCCGCGTGAACGTCGAACACATCCGCGGGATCAGCGGCGACAAGCCCTTCGGCATGGTCGGCGACGTTGTCGGCCTGTCCGTCCAGGAAGACACCCTGCAAATCGGCGGAAAGCCCGAAAAGCGCACTTGTCTCTACGCTGAAATCCTGCCGAACGATCGCGCCAAGGATCTGAACAAGGCTGACCAGAAGGTCTACACCTCGATCGAACTCTATCCCGACTTTGCCAAGACCGGCAAATATGGCCTGACCGGTATCGCCGTCACCGACACGCCGGCTTCGATCGGCACCGAACGCCTGCAATTCTCCAAGGCCTTCGCGACCATCCCGACCGACCCGCACGAACACGACAGCTTCAAGTTCGACGAAGACAAACCGACCGAAACCCAAGGCGCCCTGACGCTCGCCCTGTCGACATTGTCGGCGGCCGTCACTGCCCTGACCGGCGGCAACAAGGACGTGCCGAAGGTCGAGGTCATCACCCCGAACGTCCCCGCGCCCCAGGGCTTGGAACTGTTCGCCGCCGGCATGCAGGCCCAGGCCGACGCCACCGCAGCCCTGGCCAAGTCGGTCACCGAATCCTTCGGCGCCCTGCGCACCGATCTCGACACCCAGCGCCGCGATTTCGACGCGCTGAAGGCCATTGTCGAGAAGACCCCCGACAATTCCTACACGCCCCGCCCGACCGCCTCGGGCGGCGACGGCCGCGTCCTCGCCGTCTGCTGATCGCCCTAAACCGAACCGCCTCTCGTTTCCTCGCCACCGGAGCCTAAACGACCATGAACAATCTCACCCGCGCGGCGATGCTGATGTACGTCTCGCACATCGCCCTGATCAACGGTGTTCCCGACGCGACGCAAAAGTTCGTCGCGGCCCCTGAGGTCCAGCAGACCCTGGTGACCAAGCTTCAGGAATCGAGCGACTTCCTTTCGCGCATCAACATGCCGCTGGTCCGCGAAAAGTCTGCCCAGATCATCGGCCTGTCGATCTCCTCGACCCTGGCCGGCCGCGTCAACACTGCGACCACGGATCGCCCGGTACAGGACCCGTCGGCGCTCGACGATCGCAGCTACGACTGTAAACAGACCAACTTCGACACGGCCCTGACCTATGCGAAGCTGGACCTCTGGGCCAAGTTCCCGGACTTCCAGGTGCGGATCCAGAACGAAATCATCAAGCGCATCGCGCTCGACATGATTATGATTGGCTGGAACGGTACCTCGGCCGCCGCCGCCACCAACCGCGGCACCTATCCGCTGCTCCAGGACGTCAATATCGGCTGGCTGCAAAAGATGCGCGTCGAAAACGCCGCCCGCGTCATGACCGAAGGCGCTGTCGAAGACGAAGTCAGCTACGGAACCCACGCCGCCGCCGACTACGCCAACCTCGACGCCCTGGTCTACGACGCGGTGCACACCCTGCTGCCCGCGCAACATCGCGACAATCCGAACCTGATCGTCATCGTCTCGCGTGAGCTGCTGCACGATAAGTATCTGCCGATCATCAATCGCGACCAGGACAGCGAAAACATGGTTGCCAGCGACATCGTCATGTCGACCAAGCGCCTGGGCGGCCTGCCGGCTGTTACCGTTCCCTTCTTCCCCGCCGGCACGATCCTGATCACCACCTACGACAACCTGTCGATCTACGAACAGGAAGGCGCCCACCGCCGCACCCTGGTCGATAACGCGAAGCGCGACCAGTACGAGGACTATCAATCGGGCAACTATGCCTACGTCATCGAAGACCTCGAACTGGCCTGCATGATCGAGAATATCGAGTTGAAAAACGCGGCTTAACCGCAGGCAAGCACCAAAACGTGAAAAGGGATGGTGTCATGCGCCATCCCTTTTTTTGAAGGAGAAAGACCCATGACACCCGCCCAGCGCCATCGTGAACGCTACACTGCCCAGGTCACCGCCGCCGGCGTCGAAGCCCTGGCCGCCGAAACCGAACGCGCGGAAAAGGCCCGCACGCCCCGTCCTCCGCAGTTCGCCCAGACCCTGGCGCCGAATCGTGAGCGCAAGGATCGCCTGTCACCCGCCCAGCGCCACCTGCTGAAAGCCACCACGCCCGCCGCCATTGTCGGCGAAACCGCCCCAGACCGCAACCTCGACGGCCCCGCCGCCTCGGCCTATGACCTGCTGCGCGCCCAGCTGGGCGAACACATGGCCCGGCTGAAAGACATCAAATCGATCGAACGCAAGATCGAGGCGAAAAAGACCATGCTGGCCGACTATGACGATCACGTCGTGGCCGTCCTGGCCACCGCCGAAGAAACCAGCCGCGCGTCTCAGGACGAAGTCTTTGTCGAACTGATGATCTGGCGTCTCGATGTCGGTGACTTCGATCTGGGCCTGCAAATGGCCGAACACGTCCTGAAATACGGACTGACCCTGCCCGAACGCTACAACCGCACACCGGCAACCCTGATCGGCGACCTGGTCGCCGACGCCGCCATCGCCGCCAAGGCGCTGGATCTCGACTTTGACATCGATGTCCTCAACCGCGCCGTTGCCCTCACCGAAGGCCACGACGTCAACGACATCGTCCGCGCGAAGCTGCAAAAGGGCCTGGGCCAGCAATATCTGCGCCGCGCCCAGAACACGGAACCGACAGCCGATGGCCCGGCCGGCGCAAAGCGCGCCGCCGCCGAAGCCGGCGTCGAACATTTTACCCGCGCGATCCAGCTTCATGACAAGGTTGGCGTCAAACAGGACCTCGATACCCTGAAAAGGATCGTGGCCAAGTCTGACGCCTGATCAGCTGCCCCCCGCGGCGCCCGGGGGCGGTGAAGGATCCGGCGGGATTTTCTCCCCCGTCCGGATCCCGATCCCCACCCCCGGAACTCTCTTTCACGGTGACCTATGACCAACGGCGTTTCCTTCTCCCCCGAACCGGCCCTGTCGCCCGAATGCGATGCCGTCGCCATGGAAGCCGGGTCCTTCTGGCCACAGCCTTCGGTCAACCATTTCCGCGACACCATGCGTATTGGGGGCACCTCGATCCCGAACGATCGCATGAAGGAAGCCCTTCTGCAGGCCATGCTGTCCGTCGACCTCGACCTGACCGACTGGACCGCGCTTCAGGTCGAAGCCGGGCATGACCTCCTGATCGAGGTCCCATCGCCAAAAATAGGCGACGAATCCAAGCTGGTCATGTTGTGGCGCCGTGCCGTGTACCAAACCGCCGCGGCTGACCTTTCGGAAACGCATGGCGACATCACCGCCACGCCCGCCGGTGCGACACGCGACCAGGAAACCTACCTGACCGCCGGCGACTACCGCCGCAATGCCACCCAGGCCCTGCGCTCGCTTCAGGGGCTGAAACGTACCAGATCGAGCCTGATCTGATGGCCACCCGAACCGCAACCGCCCTTCAAGGTGAAACCCTCGACGCCCTGGTCTGGCGTGTCCTGGGTGCCACGGCCGAAGTCGTCGAAACCGTGCTCGGCCTAAACCCCGGCCTGGCCACCATCGCCGACGCCCTGCCCGAAGGCCACGAAGTCACCTTGCCGGTCCTGGTTACAGCCCCCGCCAAAAAACTGGAAATCGTCCAGCTCTGGAACTGAAATCATGCGCAAACCCCAGTCCCTCTACACCTTCCTGCTCGATTCCTGCCCGGAGCTTAAACGCGACCCGAACCGGATCAGCATGCAGGTCGTTGACGGCAACCTGGTCGCGCGCCATGGCGAAAATCTGGGCTTTGAAATGCGGTACCGCGTCAACATCCTGGTCCTGGGCCTGACCGAACACATCCACAGCGTCCTTCTACCGGTGATGATCTGGATCCGCACAAACCAGATCGACCTGCTGCAAAACTACGAAAAGGCCGATAACGCCCTGGCCTTCGAAGTCGACATTCTCGACCGCTCGACCTATGACCTCTCGATCGAGCTGCCCCTCACTGAAGCCGTTGACGTTAGTCGCCACCCGAACGGCGTTTATCGCATGACGGAACGAGGGGAACCGCCGCAATGCGGCATGGAAGGCGCTGAAGGCCTGGCACTGCTTCCCGAAGACATTGTCCTGATCGTCAACGACTACGGTGAAATCCGCCTTCACCCGGACGGCAGCGTCATGACCAAAGACCCGAATGCACCCGTATGACGGACGATCTTTCCCCTCTGATCGATGTCCTGGACGCCTGGTCCCTCAACCAGACGCCGGCCATGCGCCGGAAGCTGGCCCGGAAGATGGGCCAGACCCTGCGAAAGCGCCAGCAGAAGAACATCGCCGGGAACGTCGATCCGGACGGCCAGCCGATGCCGAAACGAAAAAAGCGCCCGCGCGGCTCGATCGCCAAACGGGGAAAGATGTTCAAGGCGCTGCGCCAGCTGCGGAATTTGCGCCTGAAAACCAGTGACACAGAAATCGAAATAGGTTTCCCGCCGGGCAAGGTGTCCGACATCGCCTCGATCCATCATTTCGGTCTGGAAGGCGCTGTTGACAAGGAAGGCCGCATCCGCACCCGCTATCCGGTGCGCCGTCTCTTGGGCTTTTCGCAACAGGCCGAGGACGAAATAATGGACGCCCTGGCCGGCATGTTCCCTTAACCGAAAAACTCCGCCGCCGCCGCTTCATCGGCAAACCGCAGAAACACCGTGTCCGCCCCGGCAAAGGCCTGGCTGGGCGATTCCGGATAGACCCGGACACCTTCGGGGATTTCGCGGCCCTCGATGGCCGACGGCGCGACATTGAGATGATAGCCGGGCGCCCAGGCCGTCACATCGCGCACAGTCTCGCCCGACTCTTCGTCGATCCGCTCCGGGCCCCATGACATGGGTACGGCCACAGGCCCGTCCATCACGGAGGGATTAAACCAGCTCATGTTCGCACGCCTATGATGTCCACAATATACCGCCCGTTCAACGTCGTCGGGTCCGGTGTGTAGCCGCTGCCGGTCACGACCACGCCGGCGAACGTCTGGTCGGCCGTGCCGTCGCCATACTTGAACGTAACGGTGTAGGTTCCTGCCGGCGGAAAAAGCGGCAGGGCGCAGGCCGCCCGCGTTGCCGCAGACGTGGTGTTATCGATCGGTGACCCAGGCTTCGAAGACGCCGAAACCATGCACGCATGAATGACCATTGTGGCGGTCGATGACGATGTCGCCAACCGCGTCGAATTAATCAACGGAATAAAGGCAATGATCGGCGTGCCCGACGAAGACGCCGTCGCCGGCGCCTTGATCCAGATCCGGTACTTTCCGACGCTCAGACGCTCGATACCGTACTCTGTGACCGCGCTGCCCATCGTGCCGGGTGTACCCGCATCCGTCAGGTCGAAATTCCCCCAGGCGTTCGAACCAAAAGCCGCCGATGGGCACGCCAGTTGCACAAATCCGCCGCTCAGTCCGCTGACAATGGCCTGGGTGATGTACGATGTCGTATTGACCACGGTGGCGCTGCCGGCCGTAGCATAATGCGCCACAGCCGCCGTGCCGTTCGCCGTGTACAAAACCGCTGTCGACCCGCCAAAAGTGTCCGGCTGGCCCGTTGTGCGGCTGACATTGGTGCCGCCACCCCACGATAACGGCCTCATGGTATAGTTCGAAACCGTCGTCTCGGACGGCTCATACAGCAGCCCGCGGTCGGTGATCGCCGCATTGCCCGAAGAAAACGCCGTGAACATCCCGGCCGAATTTCGGGCGTACTGCACCGAAGCTCGGCTAAAGGTCGCCGAGGTCGGCGCAGCCATCAGGTTGGCCCAGCTGGTCCGCGCCTGGCCGTTGATCCACGACAGGCCGTCCGCCGGCTTAATATGAAACGCAGCCGCGGCCGCCACCCACAGCGGGATAGCCACCGAAGCAAGAAGCGCGCGCCGGACACCGATATGCATCAGCCGGCGTCCGTCAGTGTGTTGACCGTCACCGAAATGTCGCTGACAGACCCCAGCGTCGGCGTGCCGGTGCAGATCAGGACGCCGTAAAGGTTGGACGTCACCGCCGCCACAGCGCGGCCGATATTCTGAAGTTCCCAGATCGTGTGGACGCCCATCCCACTGTCTGGCGCGCCCAGGGTGAAGACGCCGATCAACTTGGCGAAATCATTGGCGTGAATCACCGGCGCTTCGTTGTTGGTGAAGGTCGAAGAGGTCGGATCGTCGCGGAACAGATACAGCTTCAGGCCCGTGGACTGGACGGTCTTGGCATTGACCCGGATGCTCTGGATCACACCGGAAAACAGCGCCCCCATCACCGCTGTGAAGGTCAGCTTGCCGCCAACCACTTCACCGGCGGCATAGGCGCCGGCCGTCACAGGCGGCGCGACTGTGAAGCCCTTGACCCGTCCGGCCGTCACGTACTGCGGATCCGCTGCGGAACCCAGCGGCGCCTCGATGCCGGCGGAGTTGACGACGGTGACAACGTCATTGATCTCGCCATTGACGGTGTCGTCGCTGGACGCGATCCGGCGGACCCGCGCGCGGTTCCACTTGTCGGTATAGTTCTCAGTCGTGATACCTGGGGGCATGGCGGTCTCTCCTTAAGTTCTAGGGCGTTGAATAGCCGCCAACCTGCAGCCATAAATGCGGCGCGGCAGTTGTTAGGCGTTGAAGCCGGATGTAGTCATTGGCCTTCAGAACGAAGTTCTGACCGCCATGCAAACGCAACTTGGTCAAGTCATGGACAAAGGTCAGCGCCTGGCTGCCGCCGTTGTAGATCAGTACCTCTGGCCGTAGTTGACTGACGCTGCTGACTTGAGAGATGGATGCCGGCGCGACCGTCGTGATCTTCACCAGTCCAACTTCTCCGATTGTGACCGAGTTGCCAACGACCCCCGCGTCGACGATGGCAGTTTCTGACCGCAGCGCGAACATGTCGGCGGCGATATCTTCGGTGACTTCGAGGTGGGCCTTGGGATAGGTGATAATGGTGTTGGGCGTGCCCAGGCCCATGTTACCGTCATGGTCCAAAACAAAGCCGATGTAGTCGTTGTTATCGGCTTCGCCGCCGCCCGCCGCGTGCGCATAGGGCTGGAAATTCCAACGGTAGGAAAGCCGTGGCTCACCGAGTTCGTCATAAGCCGAAACGACACTGTAGACGCGACCAATCAGGCGGTAGCTGCCGTTCCAGTACGCCCCGCCGACCCACTTCTGCACAATAGTGCCCGTGCTCACGTTGGCGGGCGCCTCTGGCGTTCCGCGTGCAACGCGCTGGTTGAAGTCCGGAGTTGCGGTAGCCCCTACGGCGGTATGCTGGATCGTTCCGTTGCCCGCGTCGGTGAGAACACACGCGCCACTGCCAGCCGTCCAGCCCGCCCCAAGCGAAGTCGGCGCCGATCTTACCGACCCGCCTACCTGCAGCCAGATTTGGCTGCCTGAGACGGCAATCTGCAAGAGCTCGATCGTGTCGTTGTATCCGAGGGTGACATTGGCACCGCCAAAAAGGCGGATCTTTGCGGCGTCGAAGGTAAAGGTCCATGGCTGGCTGTTACCGTTTCGCAGAAGAATGCGATGATACGCAAAGCCCAAAGGCGTCACGATCCGCGTCACGGTCTGCTGTCCGTCGGCATTCAGCTTGGCGATGCCGCTGGCCGGCAAGGTCAGGACGCCGCCCGGCGCGCTGTCGATCGCCTCTTCCTTCGAGAACACATAGGCGTCCGAAACCGAAATGGCCGGCGATTCGAAGCTGTTATTGGCGCCGTCCGGAACGAAAGAACTCTGATAATAGTTGCGCGTCGGATGGTCGCCATAACAGCCGCGCCACGACGTCTCGCACGCCCACGGCCCCTTGCCGATCTTCACCGAAGACCGGAAATAATACCACCTCAGCCCGTCAAACCAGCGGACATAGCCTTCATTGTCGGTTGTCGACGCTGCATTGGTCGGCAGGCCGGTAGCCTGGTCGATAATGATGCCATAGTCCGCCGGCGACACGCCGCCCATGGCGGTCGGCACGGTCGACCCTTCGGCCGTCCACACCGTGGTCCAGGCGCCCATATTGAACATGGCGTAACGCTTGACATTGTCGACCGCGTTGCTCGGCTGGCCCGGAGGGGCCGTATTGGGCACATCAGCCTTAAGCGGCTCCCACCAGCGGTAAAGCTGCGCATCGCCATCGCTGAAATCGCCCAGGCGGTTGCCGATGCTGATACAGCCCAGAATGCGGTTACCCAGCGCACAGGCCCCGGCATTCGGTCGCACGCCAACGCAATAGCCATTGGTCGGCGTGCTGCTGATAACCTCCCCGGTCTCCGGGTCGATCTCCTGGCGATACTTGCCATTATTGAGCCCGGTGACGTTAACCGCCACGTTGAAGCTGCCGTAGAAATGCAGCCCGTCGTGACGGTTATCGCGCAGCAGGATATTGCTGATGCGGCAGAACTTGGCGGAAATCGAAATGCCATTGTCGCCGACATTGGCGATCTCGCCGCCGGTGACACTCCATCCCTGGACATCGACCGTCAGGCCGACACCCTCTTCGCCGATATAGGTGGTGGCCGGATAGTCGCCGCGATCATCGGAGCCTGCCGCCGAATGCTCGACCTGCGTCAGCAGGTAGGTTGTGAGCTTGGACTCGTCCAGATACTTGCGTGGATTGACCACCACGCCCTTGTTCGCCCAGCGCTCACCATACAGCAGGAAGCCGGCCAGGTTCCGGCCGGTGACATTGACGAACTCGCACCCGTCGCTGTAGCGCGTGGCCTTGATGCCGACCGCGTACATTTCGCGGAAGGTGATATCGTTGAACTTGCAGGCCGGTGAATTGTAGACCTCGATGCCGGAATTCCCGGTCGCGAAGTTAAGTCCGCGGAACTGAAGGCCCGGACTGTCCACAACCCGGATCTGATACTGCGACGTATTATGCGGCCCGGTCAGCGTGCCATTGCCGACCATACCCCCGCCGGTGCAGCCCGTGAATTCGAAGGCCTTTGGACCGGTATGCCGAAGCGCGCAGCCTTCGATGTCGATGGTGATATTGCAGTTGCTGATCGTGACGGCCGTGCCGCCCATGTCCGGCCCGAACGGCTCCGAAACGGTCGCCATCGCGGAACCCGCCACGACCAGGGTCGCGGCGCTGCCGGCGGCCATGGCCTTCAGCGCGTTGACGGCATTCTGCATCCACAGCCGGAAGGACTGGCCTTCCGGTCGCGGGAAGTCGGCCAGCTCAAGCCGCAGCTTCGGCGCGCGGTCTTCCAGCGAGCGCAGGACGCCGCCGACATAGCTGGCATACTTTGCCTTTCCGCCCGTGAGCGGAACAATCGGCTCCGCCCCCAGCGCGTGCAGGATATCATTGCGATTGAGAGGTGATCTACTGCCCGCCACGACGACGCTCCCGCATCAGGTCATGCTGGGCGTGAACTTCCTTCACCTGGTGGCGACAGGCGCGATACAGCGCCGCCAGACTGAGGACAGCGAAAACAGCCGCGAGGATCCAGAAGAGGCCCATCATTCGATCTCTCCGATTTTGCGCTTGGCGAAATACCGAACAGCGTTGAGCAGGAAGCCGAAGCCGAGCGCGCCCAGGACCATCGAAATCAGAACCGATGTGATCGCCGGAAGGTTCCAGTAGATCGTCGCGGTGACGCCGATCGTCGCGAACGCCGGCAGCGCCGACATTTCGGAAATGGCCAGCCAGCGCCGCTTGCGGTGCCAGTGCGCCGCCTGCGCAGGGTCTTCGGGCGGGGCCGAGCCCAGGCCGAACAGGAGCATGCCCAGCTTGCCGACCACCATGGTCAACGCACCGGCAAATCCCAGGGTCCAGAAGATCGCGATTTCGAGCTTACTCATGCCCCGCACGTTCATCGCCGCGGCGTGGCACTGCCAGCGCAAGCCCTTGTAAAACCCCGATTTACAAAGCCGCACGGGTGCGCGCGAAGCCACCGGCGGCACAGTGCGCGCTATCGGAGCCCACCATGTCCACCAGCAACGCCATCGACCTGTCCCAGCTGCCCGCACCGAACGTCATCGCGGCGCTGGATTACGAAACCATCCTGGCCGAGATGGTCGACCTCATGCAGACCGGCGTGGCCGGTGTCTTCGAAGGCATCCCCGATTTCGACGTAACGAACGAAGCCGACCCGGCCGTGAAGGTTCTTCAGGTCGCCGCCTGGTGCCGCATGCTGGATCGTGCCAAGGCCAACGACGACGCCAAGGCCTGCCTGGTCGCCTACGCCACCGGTGCGGATCTCGATAACCTCGCCGCTCTGTTCCAGGTCGAACGCCTGGTCGGAGAGACAGACGCCGCCTTCCGCCGCCGCATCGTGCTGGCACCCGATGGCTATTCGGTCGCTGGCCCGGAATCTGCCTATATTTTCCATGCCCTGTCGGCACATCCGGACGTGCTCGACGCCACGGCGACCAGCCCCGCGCCCGGTCAGGTCCTGGTCACCATCCTGTCACGCGTCGGCAATGGCACCGCCTCGGAACAACTGCTAGAAATCATTTCTGCGGCCTTGTCGTCGGCTACCGTCCGCCCCCTGACAGACCAGGTGACCGTCCAGTCGGCAACCATCGTCAACTACGCTGTCACCGCCACGGTCTACACCTATGACGGCCCCGACAGTTCGGTTGTCCTGGCCAATGCCGCCAGCCGCGCCGAAGCCTATCGCCAGTCCCTGCGCCGCCTGGGTCGCGATGTCACCCGCGCAGGCTTCTATCAGGCCCTGTTCGCCGATGGCGCACAGAATGTCCTGCTGCCGTCGCCAGCCGCCGACATCGTCATGGACGACACCCAGGCTGGCCACTGCACCGCCATCACCATCACCCATGGCGGCGTCGCCGAATGAGCCTGCTGCCGCCAAACGCCACCAATTTGGAACGCGCCCTGGCCGCCGCCGTCCAGTTGCCGGCCCTGCCGTCGACGATGCGCGACCTCTGGAACCCCGACCTTTGCCCGGAAGCGCTTTTGCCGTGGCTGGCCTGGTCGCTCTCGATCGACAACTGGAACCCGGCATGGTCGGTTGCAATCCGCCGCGAACGCATCCGCCAGGCCATCGCCCTGCAACGGATCAAGGGCACCCGACAGAGTGTCGCGGATGCCATCGCCGTCCTGGGCGGTGAAGTCGTCGATATCGTTGAATGGTTCGACCGCGACCCGGCCGGCACGCCGCGCACCTTCTGCCTGGTGCTCGATCTCGAAGATGACGAAGGCTCGCCGCCGGCCCCGTCCTACCTGCTCTCGATCCTGCGCGAAGCCAGCCGCACCAAGCCGGTCGGCGCCCATTTCACGGTAACGCAAAAGCAAAAAGCTACGGCAGGAATCGCCTTTGCCGCCGCCGCTCGCCCCACCGCCTACACCCGCCTGAGCTTCGAAGTCCCGGAGGACGCCTAAAATGGCCCTGCAACTGATCGTTACCACAGCCGGCCGCGCCGCTATCGCCGCCCTGGGCGGAACCGACGCCGTCGTTATCTCCGAAGTCGGTGTCACAGCGTCCCATGTCGTCGTCTCTGAAGCCACCACTGTCCTAACCGGCGAAATCAAGCGCATCGACACCGTCGCAGGCGTTGCCATCGCTGCTGATCAGATCCACCTGACCGTCCGCGACACCACGTCCGACGCCTATAGCCTGCGTAGCTTCGCCCTGTATCTCGACGACGGAACCCTCTTTGCGGCTTACGGCCAGCCCGGCGTTATCATGGAGAAGACGGCGCCCATCGTCATGCTGATGGCGCTGGACATTGCCCTGGCAGATATAGCTGCCGCCGACATTACTTTCGGCGACCTTGACTTTGTCCTGCCGCCTGCCAGCACGACAGTGCAGGGCGTCGTCGAACTGGCCACTAACGCCGAAACCGTCGCCGGCACCGACAACACCCGCGCCACCACGCCGGCGGGCGTCGCTGCCGCCATCGACGCCATCCCGTACTGCACCGAAGACATTTTCGGCGTCATCGAACTGGCGACCGTGGCCGAGGCCGTCGCGGGCATCGATCCTAATCGCGCTGTCACTTCGGTGGGGCTCGCCGCTGCAATCGCCGCTATTCCGGCCGCCTCCGATACGGTCGCGGGCAAGGTCGAGCTCGCCACCGATGCCGAGGCCCTGGCCGGAACAGACACCGACCGCGCTGTCACGCCAGCGGCCATGACAGCCGCCATCTCGGCCGCGGTGGCTGCCGTCGTCGCCGGCATCGAGGCCGATCCGCACCGCACCCAACTGGGCGAAGGCAGGACATTCCACCGCTCTTGGCCGGAATCGGACTACTATAAATATCCCAAAGGTCACTTGCTGCCCTTGCCGGCCTATCAGGACCTGGCCGACGCCCTGGCCGGCGATCCCGCCTTGGCGACGACGATCGAGCAAAAGGCCGCCAACCCCTCGATGTGGTATATTTCGCCGGGATCGCATGTGCACATGCCGGACCTGCGCGGCCAGTTCACGCGCATCTGGCATGATGACCTTGTCGATGGCGTCACCCGCCCCGCCCTGGGCCGCCGCAAGGCCAACCAGAACAAGTTGCACACCCACGCAAGCGATCCCTTCGCCGGCACGAATGGCGGAGCCTATGGCGCGGAACCCTTCGAAGGCGGCACCAACCCCGGCGGCAACCAGACAGGTTCTTCCGGCGGCGACGAATCTGTCCCCGATCACACCGCGATCTGGTATCTGATCCGCGTTCTGTAGCCTTGTAAATCGGGGATTTACAAGGCGTTGCGCTGGCCTGCACCAAGCCTGCGCCCATCATGCCCGGCATGACACCCGACGCTGCACACGACACTATCACGGACATGATCCGCTTCGGCACGATTCAGTCGGTCGATGGTCAGCGCGCCGTGGTCCTTTGCGGCGAAGTCGTGTCCCCACCCCTGCCCTGGCTGGCTATTGTCGGCGCCTGGCTGGTCTGGCTGCCGCCCTCGCAGGGCGCCCAGGTCACCGTGATCTGCCCGGACGGCGACATTGCCGGCGGCATCATCCTCAACGGCATCTATTCCGACGCCTTCGCCTCGCCGGTCACATCTCTGCTGTCGGCGCTGCTGAAAGCGCCCGACGATGCCACTTTCGTCTACGACGCCGCCGCCCATGCCCTGACCTTCACGCTTCCGGCGTCTGGAACCGTCAAGATCATCGCGCCGGGCGGCTTCGAATTCGAAGGTGACACCAAGGTCACTGGCAAGTTCGAAGCGACCGGCGACGCCACCTTCGGCGCGAAAATCAGCGCCACGGGCGAAATCACATCGAACGACGACGTCAAGGTAGGCGACATTAGCCTGAAGAACCACAAACACGGCGGCGTCCAGGCCGGCGCGGTCAAAACGGGATTGCCCGAATGACCGGCATGAACCGCAATACCGGCGCGCCCATCTCAGGCCTGGACCAGATCGTCCAGGACATCGGCGACGTGCTGACCACGCCAAAGGGCAGCCGCGTCATGCGCCGCGCCTACGGCTCTGACCTTCCCGACCTGGTCGACAGGCCGCAGAACCGCGAAACCGCCATGCTGCTGGTCGCCGCGTCCGCCGGCGCGATCAGCCGCTGGATCCGCAATGTCCGCGTCCTGCGCTGCCAGCCCGCCTTTTCCGCCGACGGTCGCGGCGCCCTGACGCTCGACGTCCTGCCGACCGGAACCGTCAACGCCCAAACCCTGTCCCTGACCATCCCTTTCTGAAGGCCCGCCCATGCCCGTCAATCACGGTATCTCGCAATCGGAATCGCTTGTCGGTCCACGCCCTCTGGTGATCGCCGCCACGGCGGTCATTGGCCTGGTCGCCATCTCGGCCACGGCTGAAACCGACACCTTCCCGCTCAACACGGCGGTCCTGCTGTCCAATCCGCGCGCCGCCATCGCTGACGCCGGCGCCGGCACCCACCTGGAAAAGTGCCTGAAGACCATCACCACCTTCTGCTCGCCTCAGATCGTCGTGGTGCGTGTGGCCGCCGGTCTGAACGCCGACGCCACCGAAGACAACATCATCGCCGGCATCGCCCTGCTGGAAAGCGCCCAGAGCGTCACCGGCGTCAAGCCGCGGATCCTGGGCGTTCCGGGCTACGACAATCTGGGCGTGACAACGGCCCTGGTTGCCACCGCAAAAAAAGCTGCGTGCTTTCGTTTACGCCAGTTGCAGTGGCGCCGACACCCTGGCCGAAGTTGGCACCTATCGCGAGGGCTTTGGCGATCGCGAACTGATGCTGATCTATCCCGACTTCACCGGATATACCGGCGAAGCCGTCGCCTCGGCTCTGGGCCTGCGCGCCCTTCTCGATCACACCAAGGGCTGGCACCACAGCCTGTCCAACAATATCGTTTCCGGCGTCACCGGTATCAGCACGCCGATCAGCTGGAACATGCAGGGCAGCGGCACCGATGCCGCAACGCTCAACAACGAGCCGGTCACCACCATCATCCGCAACAACGGCTACCGCTTCTGGGGCAACCGCACCTGTTCCGATGAACCGCTCTACGCCTTCGAAGTCGCCACCCGCACCAACTTCGTCATCCAGGACACGATCGACGAAGGGCTGCTGTGGGCGATCGACAAGCCCATCACCGCCCAACTGGTGAAGGACATCATCGACAGCCTCAACAACGTGGCACGCGAGATGATCACGGCCGGCCGCGTGATCGGTCTGCGTTTCTGGTACGACCCGGACGCAAATACCCCCGCCGACCTGGCCGCGGGTAAGGTCAAGATCGACTACGACTTCACCCCGTGCGCCCCGCTCGAAGACCTGGGACTGACCGGCCGCATCACCGATCGCTATTACGCCGACCTCGGCACGCAACTGGCCCAACTGGGCTAAATCCAATCAGAAGGAATTAGCCAATGGGCTTCCCCAGCGTACTGAAGAACTTCAACGTCCACGGCAACGGCGAGTCCTACCTCGGCCAGGTCGCCGAAGTCACCCTGCCGAAAATCACGATGATCATGGAGGGCTACCGAGGCGGCGGCATGCTGTCCGAAGCGCGCCTCGACATGGGCGTGTCGCCGATGGATTTTGAGTGGAAGCCCGGCGGTCTGATGACCCCCGTTCTGCGTCAGATCGGCCTGCCGACCCTCAGCGGCACCCAGTTGCGCTTCTCCGGCGCCTACCAGAACGACAGCAGCGGCAAGTGGGATTCGCTCGAAGTCCTGGTCCGCGGCCGTCACGAAGAGGTCGACATGGGCACCGCCAAGACCGGCGACAAGAACGAATGGTCCGTCAAGACCAACGTTGCCTACTACCGCCTGGCCGTCAACGGCGTGATCGAGCTCGAATATGGCCTGCTGCCGCCCATCTTCGTCGTCGGCGGCGTCGATCGCCTGAAGGAAATGCGCGACATCCTGGGCATCGGCGGGGGTCCGTCCTTCACCGTCGGCGTCGCTCTCTAAACCACATTATCAAGCGCCCAGTTATCTGGGCGCTAAACCTGACATCCTGGAGAAAGCACCATGTCACAGACCGTGAAAGTTACCCTGTCAACGCCCATCAAGCGCGGCGACACCAGCATCACAGAACTGATGCTCCGCAAGCCGAAGGCGGGCGAACTGCGCGGTCTGTCCCTGCTGCAAATTCAGATGTGCGACGTCACCACGCACATCAAGCTGATCCCGCGCATCGCTTCGCCGATGGTCACCGAAGCCGATATCGCCGACCTCGAAGCCGACGATCTCAGCGAAGTCATGGACGGTGTCGTCGGTTTTTTTCTGACGAAGGAACAGAACGCCCAGGCGGGGACCTTCGCCCAGCCGGAACCCCAGAACGCACTCTCCCCGACCGAGTCGAAGACCTGATCAGCGATATCGCCTTCATCTACCATTGGCCGCCCGAAAGGCTGTGGGAGATGGAGGCTGAAGACCTGGTCGACGAACACGCGCGCGCAATGGACCGATACCGCGCCGCCAATGGCATCAAGGACAAATAGCCGTGAGCACCCGCACCCTAAGCCTCAAGGTCCTGTTCCAGAGTGGCGGAAACCTCAACAACGCCCTGCGCGGCCTGACCGGCGCCGGCGGCAGTGCTCAGAACAGCCTGCGCCGGTTCAACAACGAACTGCGAACCCAGCGCACCGAACTCCGCGACCTTCAGTCCCAAATTCGCGCCGGTACCGGCAACCTGACGGATCTGTTGAACCGTGAACGCGCCCTCGAAGACCAGATCCGCCGCACCACCCAGCAGATGGAACGCCAGCGCGCCGCTATGGCCCGCCAGCAACGCGCCGACACGGCGGGCAGCAACATGCGGGCGGCTGGCCAAAACAACATGATGGTCGGCGCCGGCGTGGGCGCGGGATTGTTCGTCCTGGCGAAACAGGCATCTGATTTTACAGACGGCATGACGGACATCCGCCTTAAGGCCGACATGACGGCTTCGGCGACGGCCCAGATGCAGCGCAATATCGAAGCCGCAGCCAAAGCCGCCCATCAGTTGCCAGAAAACATGCGCCAGGGCGTCGATAACCTGATCGGTGCAGGCCTCGACCCGAAATCGGCCATGGCCATGACGACGCCCATCGGCAAGACGGCGACGGCCTATCGCGCCGACATCGCCGACCTGTCCGCGACATCCTTCTCCAATTTCAGCAATTTGAAGGTCCCCATCGAGGACACGGCGCGCGCCTTCGACGCCATGGCCCAGGCAGGTAAGATGGGCAGCTTCGAACTGAAGGACATGGCCACTTATTTCCCGGCCCTGACCGCCCAGTCTCAAGCCTTCGGCCAGACCGGTGTCAACGCCGTCGCCGACCTGTCCGCCGCTCTTCAGATCGCCCGCAAGGGAACGGCCGACGCGTCGGTTGCCGCCAATAACGTCACCAACCTGCTGGCCAAGATCAACACCGAAGAGACCCAGAAGAAGTTCGCCAAGTTCGGCATCGACCTGCCCAAGGCCATGAAAAAGGCCTACGCCGAGGGCAAGACCCCGCTCGAAGCCATCGCAGAACTCAGCAACAAGGCCGTTGGCGGCGACCTGTCGAAACTGTCCTTCCTGTTCCAGGACATGCAGGCCCAGGCCGCCCTGCGCCCGCTGATCCAGAACATGGCGCTCTATCGCGAGATTCGCGAGGCGTCGATGAAGGCTTCCGGCACGGTCGACCGTGACTTCGCCATCCGATCCCAGGACGCCAGCGTGCAGGCCCGCGCCCTGAAGGGCAACCTGATGACCCTGGCTGTCAATATCGGCTCTGCCCTCCTGCCCAGCCTCAACAAGCTGGCGGAATCCGCCATCCGGGTCACCGACAAATTCGCCGCCTGGGCACAAAAGAACCCCGAAACCCTGGCCATGATCGTCAAGGGCATCGCCCTGTTCGCCGCCTTCAGCGTTACCCTGGGCGCTGTGCGCTTCGCCCTGGGCTCTGTCATCGGGCCCATGGTGCAGCTTTACAACGCGTTTATCTGGCTGAAGAACCTCGGACCTGTCGCCTCGCTTCTGGCGCGCGCAGGCCCCATGATGGCGACGGCCTTCGGCATCATGCGCACCGCTGCGCTGTTCCTGGCGCGCGGCCTGATGCAGGCCGGCATGATGATGCTTGCCAACCCCATCATCCTGGTTATCGTTGCCGTCGTCGCCGCCGTTGGTCTGGCAGCATACCTGATCTACAAGAACTGGGATAAGATCAAGGTCGCCCTCGCCCAGGGCTGGGCCTACATGCAATCGGTCTGGGCCAATGTCAAAGCCGCCTTCAACGGCGCCGCCCTGTGGATGGGCGAGGTCTGGGGCAACATCAAAACCGCCATCGCTTCCGGCATCCGGACAGCCTTCAGTCTGTTCATGAAGTTCACGCCCATGGGCTGGGTTCTGAGCGCCCTGCCGGGGATGCTCAAGGTGGGCGGCCAGCTGATGGATGGCCTCATCACTGGCATTCGATCCAAACTTGACGCCATCAAATCGATGATCACTGGCGTCGCCGGCAAGGTGATAGGTTGGTTCAAGGGCGTGCTCGGCATCAAATCGCCATCGCGCGTCTTCATGGGCTTTGGCGGGCATATTTCGAACGGCCTGGCCATCGGCATGCAGAAGTCTATGTCCCGCCCGATGCGCACCGCCAAGGCCATGGCCGCCGGCGTAGCGGGCGCGTTCGCCGTCGGCACGGCAACGCCTGGGCTGGCATCCATGCCCGCTGGCAATGGCGCAGGCGCTGGCCTCGGCAACGTCACCATCAATGTCTATGCCGCGCCCGGTCAGGACGCCCAGGCCATTGCGCGCGCCGTTCGTGAAGAACTCGACAGGCTTGCCCGCGAATCCGCCGCCGCCCGTCGCTCCAGCTACGGGGACAATGACTGATGCATATGATGTCGCTGGGGATGTTCATCTTTGAAATCGGCACCCTGGCTTACCAGGAGCTGCAACGCAAAACCGCGTGGCGTCACGCCCGCGGCGAACGCTTCGGCGCCCTGGCCACTGCCCAATATCTCGGCCCAGGCGACGACACCATCAGCCTGCCCGGCGTCCTGTATCCCGGCCAGATCGGCGACTACAGCGCCATCTCCCGCCTGCGCGAAATGGGCAATACCGGAGACGCCCAACTGCTTTGCACCGGCTACGGCGACGTCCTGGGCGAGTGGCTGATCCTGAGCCTCGACGAAACCCAGTCGCTGTTTTTCGAGGACGGCGCCCCGCGCAAGGTCGCCTTCACCCTCGAACTCAGCCGCGCCCCCGATTCCGACGTCCCGCCGGCATCTCCCGCCACCGTTCAACCTGTCACGATCTGAGGCCTGTCATGTTCAAACTGTCCGCCGCCTCCCACGCCAAACTCGAAGGCGTCCACCCCAAACTGGTCCGTGTGGTGCATCGCGGCATCGAACTGACCGATGTCGACTATAAGGTCATCGAAGGCGTCCGCACCGTCCACCGGCAGCACCAGCTTTATGGCCAGGGGCGAACCCCGGCCGAACTGCGAAAGGTCGGCATCAAGCCCGACCTGTCCCGCCCGGAACTGCCTGTCGTCACGTGGACGCTTCGGTCAAAGCACTTTGTGGATCCGCGCACCGGCTTCGGCCACGCCGTCGACCTGCTGGCCGCGCCCTACGACTGGAAAGACCTGCGCCCCTTCAACCAGGTCGCCGACGCCATGATGGCCGCCTCGATCGAGCTGGGCATTCCTATCCGCTGGGGCGGCGACTGGGACCGTGACGGCAAACGGCGTGAGCGTGGTGAAACCGATTCCCCGCACTTTGAGCTGGTCGACGAATGACAGTGGCCCAATGACCGTAGCAAAGGCGGCCTGGTCGGTCTTCCTGGACGGCGTCAATCTCACGCCGGTCATGAACCCGCGCCTGATCGCCCTGACCATCACCGAAAAACGCAGCGAGGCCGCCGACCAGCTGGACATCGTCCTGGACGACAAAGACGGCAAGGTCGCCATCCCACGTAAAGGCGCCGTCCTGCGCGTTTCTATGGGCTGGCTTCAGGGTGACAACCTCTCCAGCGGACTGCCAATAGGACTAATCGACAAGGGCGCCTTCAAGGTCGACGAAGTCGGCGGCGGCGGACCCTTCGATACCATCACCCTGCGCGCCAGGTCTGCCGACTTTACCGACGCCTTCCGGGTCCGCCGGCAACGCAGCTATGTCGGCCAAACTGTCGGCCACGTCATCACCGCCATTGCCTCGGCAAATGGCCTGAAGGCCAGCGTGGCACCATCCCTCACGGGTAAGGTCATCCCAGCCCTGGGCCATGCGGCCAAGAGCGATAGCGCCATGCTGCGTGAGCTGGGGCGCCGATTCGATGCCACCGCCACGGTCAAGGCGGGCGTCCTGGTCTTCGCACCGTCCGGATCCGACACCACGGCCGGCGGCGTCCCGCTCGACGGCGTCACCCTCGATCGCCGCGAAGCCCCGCAACGGACCTGGTCCTGTGCCGAACAGAGCGAGTCGGCGGGCGTCAAAGCTGTCTGGCATGACAAGGCCGGCGCCCAGCAGCATTCGGTGACCATTGGACACAGCGGATCTGGCACGCCGAAACGCCTGCGCAGGATTTATCACAACGAAGCCGACGCCACCCAGGCGGCCGAGGCCGAACACGCCAGGACCGCGCGCGGAAAATGGACTTACGACACCACCCTGGCCCTGGGCCGTCCGGACTGGTATCCCGGCCGTAAGCTGACCTTGACCGGAGACAAGGCCGAGCTGATGGCGCAAAAAATGGCTGATCGAGGAGGCCACCCATACCATGGATGGCAACGGCGGCTTGACAACGCGCCTGCGGATGGAAAGCGCTCAGGATAAGAGTTGAATGGCGCTGTGCAACTTCATGATCATGGCCTGCTTCTTATGAAAGAAGTCCATCGTATCAATACGGCTCGTATCTGTTTTTGCAATTTCGTCTAACTCGCGCGCCATCTCCAAAATCGATTCACAATCGTTTTTGACCTGTCCGTAAGTGGCGACAAGGTTTTTGGTGGCTGTGTTCGTCGTATACATTTCTAAACTCTACTGTTAACCAAGATTAACAAATACCAGATAACAACTCGCCCGAAAAGGGAATTCCAACTATTCTTCCCTCTCCCCTCCTGAGGGGAGAGGACGAGAGCGGAACGAAGTGAACGCGATCGGGTGAGGGGCTATCCTATGACGCTCAAATCACCCTACCCTCCCGGCCATGCTTCTCTTACTCGCCGCCCTGACCTGCATTGCAACCGATGGCGACACCTTGCGCTGTGGCCAGGAACGCGTCCGCCTAGTCGGAATCGACGCCCCGGAAATGCCCGGCCACTGCGCATCCGGCCGCATCTGCGTCAAGGGCGATCCTTACGCCAGCCGCGACGCCCTGACGGCCGCCATGGGCGGCAAAACCCTGACCATCACCCGCCTGGGCAAAGACCGTTATGGCCGCACCATTGCCGACGTCAGCGCCGGCGGCACCAGCCTATCCTGCGCCCAGCTCAAAGCCGGCCAGGCGGTCTACGTCAAAAAATGGGATAACAAACAGACCGTCGCCCGGCAGTGCGGCTAGGACGGCGGCGGCAAGTCGGGCAACGTGTTGCCTGCGATGGTTTTGAAAATTTGACCCGCCGACGCCTTTGCCGTCACAAGTTCCACGGGCGTCAACGCTCGGCATTCGAAATTGTAGTTCGCAATGTCCGTGCTGTCTGACTGAGTGTGGCCACTCGCCAGGATGACCATGCGCCACGCACAACCCTGCACCGGGTTGTAAGGCACGCCCGCCATTCTCTCGCTTTGCATATAAGCTACGTTGCGTTGTGACTGATAGTCGCCGGCCCAGGCTTTGGGCCATTGTTGCAGCATCTCCAGCCGCACAGGGTCGCAGGCGCGTGTACTATCCGCGCAGAACCCATCAACCGGCACAGGCGGCAGCTTGTCATACGGCGGGAGCTTTTCGGAGCTATCGTGCGCCAGCTTGGCCAGCGCCGAAGACGCCACAGCGTCATCCGCGGTAGGCCCCGGCGAACTCGGCCCGTCCGGCTTCTCCCCGCACCCGGCCAGAGCCACAACAACCGCCAAAACCCACAGTCCGCGCATAAGAAAGCCCCTTCGTCCGGAAACGAAGGGGTGTCATAAGTCTCAACCCTGAGTCAAGCCGCCCGTTCGGCGCTCGCCCGGATCAACTCCGCCCGATCGCTGGCCAGTTCCGCCGCGGCGCCGACCAGGACCATCAGCTCATTGAACGCCACTGGCCGCCCATCAACCACGCACCCGACCGCCTGCGAAATGGCCAGGCTAATCCGCTGCACATCGCTGGCCGCGTCCTGAATATCGATCGACGTCATATCTTTCATCGGCACCCCCATCTAAATCACAAACTCGAATCACCAGGGCGCCGATCAATCCGCCTCGTCCACATCCATCTCCAGCGGCCCGTGGCACGACTCGCGCCGGCAACGCCATTTCGCTGCCAGATCATCGACCGACATCGCGCCGACCTTCTCCCGCAAAAGCTGCGTCACGCTGTACTGGCTTTCCGTTCCGCAATCCGTGCACCGCGACGTGACCATGACGTGCCCAGGAAGCTGGCGGATCGTCACGAAGCGCGGCGGAATAACCTTGCTGGCAAGGCTTTCCGTGCCTTCCATGGCTTCGGGTTTGGGCTGGACGTGCATGAGTTTCTCCTCTCGTGTTCTGCGAATGTTCTCATAATGTTCTTTTTTATGAACGAGTCAAGCCGCGTTAATCGATATTAACGTTATGCGCGAACATGCTGACAGAAACTGGCAAAACCAGACCGTCAGCCCTCCTGCCAGTCCTCTATGCGATCTTGCCGGAAAGAACGCGACTGCCGGGCCTTCAGGCAGAACCCTTTGATCTTTCCGTCTGCGCTGGTCCAGTTCCGGATAGCCCGGACGGTTTGGTTGCCCTGGGCATCGGTATATCGGAACGTCGCGGCCTCGCCCCATTGCCCGTCAAAAAACCGGGGATCCTGTCCTTTTTTCTGCCGCGCTCGTGAGGGCGCAGGCGGTACCGGTGGCTGCCGCATCGACGCTTGCCCAGCCTCGAAATTGGAACTGGCCAGCGCCGCGAAGTCGACAAATGTCGTCGGCCGTATCCGCCGGTACGCCCAGGCCAAAATCTTTCTGACGCGGGAATCGTCTTCGTCGACCATAAAAAAAACACCCCTTCCGTTTTGGAAGGGGTGTCACGGGACACAACCTTGAGTCAAGTCAGGCCTCAGTTCAAACCCGGCCACAGGTAACGCCGCTCCGGATTGACCGGCTCGAACAGGTTGGCGCTGATGTCCTGGGGCTTGCCCTGCCCCACCCGGACCAGGAAGGTGGCATTGCCGGCGTGACGGTGTTGCCCGCCCCCGCGAGTCGATGGCGCTCCGCCATAGATATCACCGAACACCAGCCCATGCTCTGGCATCGTCTTGATGCAGCGCAGGGCAATGAAGGCCGCCGGGCGCTTCTCCTTCACAACGAAGATCGGGTGTGCGCGGATATGGCCTTGCTCGGCCGTGATGGCTTGCATGATGAACCTCAGGAAAACAAAGGGGGAAGAACGGACAGGAGCGCCGCGACGGCCAGCAGACCCAGGATCCACGGCACCAGGGTCACCGGCTTGCGACGGACATCGATGCCGCCGCCGTCCGCTACAGCCTGGACCGAACACACCGGATCGATGGCCTCGACCGGCGGCAAGGACATCGGCGCAGGAATGCCAAGCGCGACCTGATCGGCCTTGCGCAACAGCAGCGCCCGGGCGTCTTCGTCCTTCGCGAGGTAGCTGGCTGTGATCAGGGCGAGTTCGCGCGCCTGCCGCGGCGTCAGGGATTCGCGCGGCAGGCTGGCGAGATAGACGCCGGCGGCTTCTGGGGTTACCGCCGCCGGCTGGGCTGAAGGTGTGGTGATGACCTCCCGCCGTACAAAAGGGGCCTCGACCGGCACGCGCCGGCCGAAGATCCCCGCATGATGAAGATGGATGACCTGGCCCATTAAAGACCATCCACAAGCTGGAAGACGCCGACATCGATCGCGCCGGCGATAGCGACCAGTTCCGGCACGGTGGCCGCAGCCTCACCGTCCTCGATCGCCTCCAGTTCATCGAGGCTCATGTCCACTGCCGCCGCGACAGCGGAAAGGGTGCAACCCTTGCCGCGCCGAAACTTTCTGATATTCGATCCGACCTTGATGTTCGCGGGATGGTCTGAACTGGTCATCACGCGACCCGTTGCAGCTTGGGCGCTTCGGCCTCATCAAGCTTTTCCGCCTGCTGCTCCGTGACGCATTCGGCCGTCCGGATCATGTAGTCGAGGAAGCGCTTCGGCAGCTTGAGCAGGACCTCAAACACTTTCGGACAACGCAGATAGAGCGCCTGGGCATCCGTCTGCCAGGGCTCCGCCGCGGCGGCCTGGCTGTCCGGCAGCAACGAAGCCGGCGACACGCCCAGCGCTTTTGCGATGGCGACCAGCTTCGACGCGCTGACACGATTGGCACCGCGCTCATACTTTTGGACCTGTTGAAACGTCAGTCCGATCCGGTCGGCCAGGACCTGCTGCGACATATTCAGGTCGCGGCGGATGCGCCGGATATTCAGGCCCACATGAACGTCAATGGGGTCAGGGCCGTTATCTCTCGCGTTCGACATGCAAATTTCTCCCATGGCGGGCATCGCCATAGGTTGCATGATGTCTCATTCATTGTTGCATTTGTCAACCGACAGGAAACAGATTTAGTTTCCGCGCACCTTGACCTTGTGGATCGCCTTCACGTCTGAGTGAAGATATTGCTCGACCGATTCCGGATTGATCCGCTGCAAGAAGACGTAACCGTCCTTTTCCCGCAGGTACAGCCGAACCAGCAGCGTCCCGTCGACCAGCTCGACGACACAGCCTTCCGACCGTCGCGGGTGCAAGCCTTGCTGATACCAGACCCATTCGCCGGGCTCGACCCAGGGCGACATGCTTTCATCAATGACTTGCTGCTTAAGCAGCGCCGCGAAATCCGAGTACGCGCCAGGACCGGTATAGGATGGGCCATCCTCTGACAGGCCAAGGATCTCCTTGTCCAGGTCGGCCTGTGTTTTGCCAATGGCGCGCAGATAGAGAGGCACCTTGTCTTCGGGAAAGGAAGCCGACTCATTCTCCCATCGACTGACCGCCTGGCGCGTCACGCCCACCGACGGCTCTATTTCCTTCAACGATTTCCCGGCCTTCATCCGAAGGATTTTCATGGCCTGGGCAAGGTGCGGGTCTTGGGTGGCGCGTTTCATCATGGGCGCAAAATAGTTTGCGCTGGAAACCTGCTGCCAGTTCCTTGTTAACCCGGTGTTAAGCATCTTGGTTGACAAAAGCAACAAATCACGTGAAGCGCAACAGAATGATGACGAATCGCCACCGCCCCCGCTCTGCTTTTGAGAAATGGTTGCACGAAAACCACCTCACCTTCCGTGACGCCGGTGTCCTATTCGGCTGTTCCCGCGAATGGGTCCGCAAGATCGCCAGTGGCGAGGTCGAGCCCGACGCCAGCAGCGAAATCGGCCAAAGGATCCTGAAGGCCCTGACCGCGCACGAAATTCCTTCCCTTCCCGTCGCCAGCGAGGTGCACCAATGAACGCCGTCATCGTCTCCCCTGTCCAGGCCGCTGTCGACCTGGTGCGCTCCGGTGTATTCGCCGGTGTCGCCGCCGTCCGCTGCAAGGTGCCGCCGCGCCTGGTCTTCGACGCCTGCCGCGACCAGCGCATTGTCCCCGCCGGCCATGAATTCAACCCGCGTTTCAAGGGCATGTCATGAGCCGGAAAATCTATCAGTTCTGCAGCCGGCTTTGTGTCGCTGAAAGCTTCGAAGACGCCGCGCGCATTATGGGCGTTCCGGCGGGTCATGGCTTCCAGATATTCGATATGACGCCCGTACTTAAGGCGCTGTGCGAATCCGTTCTCGGACCTGACACCTTCGCGCCGCCGTCGAAGCCGATCTTCTTTGGCGCGGGCGCCCAAGACCGCACCTACATGCACGCCTTGGGCGCCTGCGGCGTCGTCACCGGCACCAAGGAAGCAATCGACGAAGTCGCGCGGCTGGTAAAGCTCGAAGCCGACCATGCTGAACAGTCTACCTGGTTGCATGACGAACTCGCCGCCGCCCAGGCCCGCGTCGCCGAACTGGAAAACGCCGCCAAGGAAACCAACGACCGCCTGGTCTGGCAAGCTGAAAAGCAGGCCATGGCGCTGGAAACCCCCGCCCCGGTTCCGGTGACCATCGACGCCACGCCACGTAAGCCTGGCCGAGTCGGACGCGACTGGACCGACATCGACAAGATACTGCACCGCGACTATCCCGCCGACGTTAACTTCGAAGTCATCCACAGCCGGGTTGTCGCCACGGGTTCGGACATCGACCGGGCGACCCTTCGCAACCGCATCACGGTCTTGAAACTGAACCGGACGAATGCGTCAGCCCTCAAAGCCGCCAACCTGCCCAAACCGCAGGAACCTAAAGCCAGCCTGTCGCCCGAATCCTCCGGCATAACGCCACCAGCCACGGCTTCCCGCCTCGCCAAGCTAATCGGCGCCGAAGCCCTCAGGATGTCCGGCCAGCTTCTTAACCCGGACGAAATCGCCGCCGAACTGAACGCCGCCCTGGGCCGTAACGACCAGGTCACCGCCAAACAGGTGACCCAGGTCCTGGCCGAGATGTCCCGCCTCAAGCGCGACCAGCAAGGCACAGCCGCATGACTGAGCCCAAAACCGCCACAGCCGGGATCAGCAAGGGTATCACCTTTCACTGCCCTGTCTGCACCGCCGCCGCCCGTTCACGCACCTCGAACAAGGAAACGCACCTCCTGCGCACCTTCTGGTTCCAGTGCACCGATCTGGAATGCGGCCACACCTGGGAAGCGCACCTGTCCTTCGTCAAGACGCTGTCCCCGTCCGCCTTCGGCCCAGTCAGTCACATGGCGCCCCTGCGCCGGCCACCATCCCCGCCGCTGGCCGGAACGGAACTAAACATAACCCATCCCCGCATCGGCGCCGACCCGCCGCCCCTGCCCGGATAGCCGGCCAACCCCCCGGAACAACCGAACCACCCGACGCGCTCCTGTCCGCGCGAACGCTACCGCTTTGTCTTTTGCCAAGCCTTCACCTGCCAAGCCTTCACTTGAAAGACCCTGATGTCCCGACCCGACGACGCACAAATCCTCGAAGAAGTGGTGCAACGCATCACGGCCGAGTTCGGGCTGAAGGGCAACGGCGGCTGGCTGCAAAAAGGCCTGTGCCCAGCCTGCGGCAAGCGCGAACTCTACACGAAGAAAGACGCCCCATGGATCCTGCGCTGTGGTCGCGCCGACAACTGCGGCCAGGACATATCCGTCCGCAAGCACTACCCGGATATCTTCGACACCTGGTCGAACCGCTTCAAGGCCACCGAAGCCGAACCGAACGCCGCCGCCGACGCCTACCTCTACCACAATCGCGGCCTCAACCTGCTGGGCATGCGTGGCAGCTACACCCAGGAAACCTACGCCGACCGCGACCGCCGCCTGACGACAGCCACCGTCCGCTTCGCCCTGCCAAACGACACCTGGTGGGAACGCCTGATCGATCAGCCCGGCCGCTTCGACAAGAAGGCCCGCTTCAAATACGGCGGCTCCCATGCCGGCCATGTCTGGCACGCTCCGGACCAGCCCCTCAGTGTCCTGGCACGCGCCGATGACATCTGGATTGCCGAAGGCATCTTCGACGCCTGGGCCCTGCGCGATTCCACCCCCGGCGCCGGTCTGCACGCCGTCTCGGCCATGTCCTGCAACAACTGGCCGGAACACTTCCTCGCCCGTCTGCGCAAGGAAGTCGCCGACCAGGGCCTGAAAAAAGCCCCGCGCCTGGTTTTCGCCTTCGATGTCGGCCGCGCCGGTACCGAATACACCCGCAAGTTCGTGGCGAAGGCGATCGAAGAGGGTTGGCGCGCCACCGCCGCCCAGCCCCGGCCGGAAGGCGAAGACGACAAGGTCGACTGGAACGACCTGAAGCTGGCCGGGAAACTAACCCCCGACGACATCAAGGGCTACCTGTGGAACGGCCGCGTGCTGCTGGCCGAAAACGCCACCGAAAAGGCCCTGCTTCTCTACGAAAAGCACCAGTGGACGTCCTTCAGCTTCGTGCACAAGGCCCGCACCTACTGGGCCTCCTTCAACACGTCACGCATGGAAGAGATGATGCAGAAGGACGGCATCACGCCCCGTGCCGCCGCCAAGGCCTGCGTCGAAGTCGCCCAGATCGCCAACTGCGCCTTTCAGGTCCTGTATTTCCAGTACGACAAGAACACCGACGAAGGTCAGTGGTTCCTTCAGCTCACCTTTCCCCGCGATCATTCCAACACCAAGGCCACCTTCACCGGCTCGATGCTGTCCGCCGCCGGCGAATTCAAAAAGCGCCTGATGTCCGTCTCGCCCGGTCAATGGATCGGCTCGACCTTCCAGCTCGATCGCATCATGGCCCGCCAGATCGAGGTCGCGAAGAAGATCGAGGCCCTGCCCTTCACCGGCTATTCCCGCGAACACCAGGCCTGGGTCCTGGGCGACTACGCCGTCCATAAGGGCCGCGACATCAAGGTTAATGCCGAGGACTATTACGACCTGGGCGGCCACCAGCTGAAGATCAAGTCGCCCCAGCGCATGCTGTCGCACCGCTACGACCCGGACAACCTCGACATGTCCTGGCTCGACGTCATCTTCACAGCCTGGCGCGGCAACGGCATCGTCACCGTCGTCTTCTGGGTGATGGCCTTCTTCGCAGAACAGATCCGCGCGGAAAACGCGTCTCTCGGCTACCTCGAAATGCACGGCAAGGCCAACACCGGCAAATCGACCATCATTCTGTTTCTCTGGAAGCTTACGGGCCTGATCAACGACGCCTACGAAGGCATCGACCCTTCAAAGTCCACCATGGTCGGTTACATCCGCACCCTGTCACGCGTGGCGAACCTGCCCGTCGTCTTCGTCGAATCCGACCGAAGCGACACCGTCCCGCACGCCAAGAAATTCGACTGGTCCGAAATCAAGGGCCTGTTCAACGGCCAGATCGGCCGTGCCACAGGCGTCAAAAGCAGCGGCAACGAAACCTACGACCCGCCCTTCCGCGGCGCCCTGATCATCGAACAGAACAACCCGGTGAATTCCGAAGAACCGGTAATGTCGCGCATCATGTCCACCGAATGGACGAAGGTTGGCTGGTCGCAGGCCACCAAGTCCGCAGCGGAAAAGATCGAACAGTGGCCGCGCGAGAACGTCTCCGGCGTGATGATCCACATCATCAAGCGCGAGGCCGACTACATGGCCGCCTTCCGCGCCGGCTTCACAAAGTGGGAGGCCGAACTGGGCAAACAAAAGGTCCGTCACGCCCGCGTTCGCAAATGCCATGCCCAGCTGCACGCCGGCCTCGATGCCCTGGCCGCTGTGATCAAGATCCCGGACAGCGTCCTGTTCGAAGTCCACGAACACATCGACGGCATGGCCGCCAACCGCGACCGGTCGATGGAGTCCGACCACCCGGTTGTCGCCGAATTCTGGGAACGCTTCGACTACCTCGAAAGCCGCGAAACCTTCGCCGAGGGCGAGGACCTGCAGAAGAAGCCGCCGGTCAACCTGCACCGGTCGCCGGATGAAAAGATCGCCGTCAACCTGATGGCTTTCGAAGCGGCCTGCCGCAACGCCGGCATCCAGTGCCCGTCGCTGGATGACCTGAAGAAACACCTGAAATCCTCGAAGTCCCGACCGTTCCAAGAGGCCACCACGGTCAACACCGTGATCCCCGGCAAGCACATGCACTGCTGGGTCTTCACCCGCTCCCCTGAAAAGAAGAAAGGAAACTGACATGAAGGTAGCACCTCATGTGATCGACATCCTGCGCCGGGCCGAAATCCTGCCCAACGGGATCCGCATCGTCGAACAGCTCGAACGCGGCGTCTATGCCGAGGTCAACAAGGCCCTGGCTGCCGCCGGCTTCAAGTGGGCCAAAGGTCCGAAGTGCCATCAGCACGAAAGCGAGGAATCCGAAACCGCCCTGCGCCAACTGATCGACACCGGCGAAGTCACGACGGCCCAGGACATCGGCTTTTTCGAAACGACCGGCGCCACCCTCGATCGCGTGATCGCGCTGGCCCACCTGGAACCGGGGCTTTCGGTCCTCGAACCGTCCGCCGGTACCGGCAACATGGTCCAGCGCATCCTCGACGCCGGGTGCCGCGTCCTGGCTGTCGAGTTTTTGCCGCGCAACTTCAAACAGCTGGCGATGAATATCACAGGTGACGGTCTGGTCGCCCTTTGCTGCGACTTCCTGGCCCTGGACATTCCGGACCTGTTTGACCGCGTGGTGATGAACCCACCCTTCGCCAAACAGGTCGACATGGACCATGTCCTGCGCGCCTTGGCGTTCCTTCGGCCCGGTGGCCGGCTGGTCGCAGTAATGGCGGCGGGTGTGACCTTCCGCGAGAACCGCAAAACCCAGGCCTTCCGCGAAGCCATCGCCGCCCACGATCCTGTGTTCGAAGCCCTGCCCGCCGGCAGCTTCAAGGCCAGCGGTACCGACGTCAACACGGTCATCCTGACCCTGGTCAAGGCGTCCTGACATGGCCGATGATCTCTACCACAAGGCTGTTTTTTTCGTCACCCAGGACCGCAAGGCCTCGACCAGCTACATCCAGCGCAAGCTTCAGATCGGATACAACTCCGCCGCCTCTCTGATGGAACGCATGGAACGCGAAGGCGTCGTCGGACCCTGCAACCACGTCGGCAAGCGCGACATCCTCAAAGGTCCAACAGAAGAACCCACTTCCTTCTCCGCCCCATGCAATGGGGAGGGGGACCGCGAAGCGGTGGAGGGGTCTTCTTCACCGGCACCAACGCCCGCACCAGACAAGCCAACCGGTCCACTGGCGACCTTCGAATGCGCCCGCTGTGACACGACTGAAGACAGCCACGGCCTGCCCCACGGCTGGGAAACCCGCAGCAGCGTGTCACTGGGCGAATACCTGGTCTGCCGCCCGTGCGGCGACAGCGACCGCCCGAAGCGCGAAAATGAAGCCCTCTGCCGGGCTATCGCCGCCGGCGAAACACCCCCGGCCGACGACGGCATAACCGGCGCTGCCCAGTCCCGCCTGCGCACCATCATCGAACGCGTCGAGCGCCTGGAAGAAGACCGCGCAGTCATCTCCAACGACATCAAGGAAGTCTATTCCGAGGCCAAAGGCGAAGGCTTTGACACCAAGATCCTGAAGCGTGTCGTGACCTTCCGCAAGATGGACAAGGTCAAACGCGAGGAAGAGGACGCCGTCTTCGACCTCTACATTTCCGCGATCGGCATGTGACCGATGGCCGCCCCTTCCCCCTCTCACCACGAAAAGGAAACCACCATGTCACTCGATGACAAGATGGCGCAGGCCAATGCCGTCGCCGATGTCCTGGAACTGCCCGACGGCGAATATGCCATCGTCGAAGTCATGGGCCACCGCACCATGATCGGCCGGGTCGCCGAGGTCGAACGCTTCGGCGCGAAGTTCGTCGGTATCGAACCGGTCTGGACCGACAAGCTGCTGCCTCAGCTCCTGGTCGGCGGCGCGTCCATCTACCAGCTGACACCGTGCAGCCGCGAAACCGCCCAGCGCCGGCAGGCCAAGTACGAATACCAGCTTCCGCCGCCGGTAAAGGAAACCCTGCCCGAGGAACCGCCGCTTCTGATCGAGGCGCAGCCCGACAAGCCCGAACGCCCTGCCCATGGCCTGTTCGACGATGAAATCGCCATCATCATGCGGCTGGGCCGTGACGGCAAGGTGCAGCACAAAAAGCTGGGACCTGCCGTCAACGAACTGGTCGAACGCCAGTACGTCATGCTGCAATCGTCTACGCCCGACGATGCCGACACCGTCATGGCCGTCCTGACCAGCAAGGGGCAGGAAGCCTTTGAACGCATCGACGATCTGCCGTTCTGACCATGGCCTTCGTTCGGATCCATCTCACCAGCGCGGCACCCGGTTGCGACACCCTGCCGGGCAGCGACTTCGGCCGCTGGCCCGTCATCCCTGAACCGACACCGTCCCAGGTGATGTGGCGGCTCGCCCAGCTGCTGGAGATGGCCCCGAACGAACTGCTGCTGGAAGACGGCGGCGAACAGTTCCGCGGCCACCGCCCCGACCAGACCCTGGTGAAGGCCCGCAGCTGGGAACAGCAGAACGCCCTGGTCACCCTGGCCACGGTCTTCGACGGCATCGGCTTCGCCGACCTTCGCACCGCCCAGACCGACATTTCCGCAACCATCAAATCCAAGGCCGCTTAGGCGACCATTCACTCACTGCTGAGGAGAAACAGCATGTTGATTTTAACTCTGATCGCCGCGACCACAGGCATCACCGCCCTGGCGGTCCTGATGTCTCTGGCAACCATCTACCACATCGGAAAGTGCAACGAAGCCAACCGCACGAAGAACGGCGGCGGCTACTGGTATTACATCAAAGCCGTGACCTGGTTCTGGGTTGCCAGCGCCGTCTTCTATGGCGTGTTCGGCGGTGCCGCATGAGCCTGCGCATAGAAACCCGGGAATACACCCACTTTCACTTCTTCTGCGGAATCGGCATGGGCGCGGCTGGCTTCAACGAAGGCACCGCCCGCCTGGGCAACCTCGAAGCCCGCCTGCGCTGCATCGGCGGCATCGATGTCGACAAAGACGCCATCGCCAACTTCGACCGCTTTGCCGGCGTGAAGGGCACCTGCATGGACCTGTTCACCCTTGAACAGTACATCGCCTTCCACGGCAAAGCCCCGCCCCCTGGCTGGCGCGAAGCCACCCCGGCCGACATCCAGCGCGCCGCCGGCTTCGAACGTCCCGACATCGTCTTCCTGTCCGCGCCCTGCAAGGGCTTCTCCGGTCTGCTGTCACAAACGACGTCGCTGACGGATAAGTACCAGGCCCTCAACGAACTGACCCTGCGCGGCGTCTGGTTGATGCTGGAAACGTGGAAGAACGACCCGCCCGGGCTGATCATCTTCGAAAACGTCCCCCGGATCCGCACGCGTGGCCGTCGCCTGCTCGACCTGATCCAGGCCCTGTTCCGCGCCTATGGCTATCAGTATGCCGAGACCGAACACGACTGCGGCGAAATCGGCAATCTTGCCCAGAGCCGCAAGCGCTTCCTGATGGTGGCGCGCCACCCGGAAAAGGTGCCGCCGTTCCTGTATCAGCCGCCGAAGCACAAGCTGCGCGGTGTCGGCGAGGTCCTCGACCTGATGCCGCTGCCCGGCGACCCCGCCGGCGGCCCGATGCACCGCATTCCGTCCCTGCAATGGAAGACATGGGTTCGCCTGGCCTTCGTCGAAGCCGGAAGCGACTGGCGCAGCCTGAATAAGCTCCAGGTCGAGGACGGCTACCTGAAAGACTTCCTGATCGTGCCGGAGCGCCACAATGGTTTCTTGGGCGTGAAAGAGTGGGACAAACCCATGGGTACGGTTGCCGGGAGCAGCCTCCCGAACAATGGCACCTTTTCAATCGCCGACATGCGAATGCCGCACGATTCCGGCCAATACGCTCAATATGGCGTCAAGCGGTGGGAAGACCCGTCTGATGTCGTCATTAATGTCAAATCCCCAGGCCAAGGCCGCTACGCCGTCGCCGACATCCGACCGACGCAAGGCCCAGGCGCCCACCACAACAAATTCCGCATCGTGCCCTATTCCGGCCCGGCCGGCACGGTCACCGGCTGCGACCGTGTCGGCAGCGGCGCCCCCTGCGTCCAGGATCCGCGCCCCAGCCAGCGCGAAGACTACAAGCAGACCAAATACCGCGTCACGGCGATGGAAGAAGCCGCCGGCACAGTCATCGCCGCCAGCACCACGGGCAACGGCGCCTTCGCCGTCGCGGATCCTCGCCCCAACGGCATGACGCAGGACCGCGAAAACTACAACAGCCAGCGGCATTACGGCGTCCTGGCCTATACCGACACCAGCCTGGCCGTGCCGGGCTTCGCCAGCCATGACAACGGCGCATGGTCAGTGGCAGACCATCGCCCGGCCGTCCTCGATGTCGAAAACCCGATCATCATGCCGGCAGCGGCTGACCGCCTGACCTGTGTCATCACCGCCCAGGACGGCACGTGGCACCGCCCCTTCACGACGCTGGAACTTGCCGCGCTGCAAAGCCTGATCGACCTCGATCATCCGGACTCGTGGTGGCTTCACGGCAGTTCGGACAGCCAGTGGCGCGAGCAGATCGGCAACGGTGTCCCACGGCTGTCGGCGAAGGCCATGGGCGACTGTTTCGCCATGACCTTGCTGCTGGCCTCGACCGGCGAAACCTTTCTCTTGAGCAACACCCCGATCTGGGTCCGCCCCCTGGCCGTGTCCCTGGCCGTCGACACCTCACAGGTGCCGGCATGACCTTTTCCCACCTCCCGCGAAAAGCCTTGTCCATCCGCCAACCCTGGCTTCACGCCATTATCAATCACGGCAAGACGATCGAGAACCGCAGCTGGCCGACGAAGATCCGCGGTCGCATCTGCCTGCACGCTTCTCTGGGCATGAAGTCCGCCGAATTCGACGATGCTATGGATGACATCTTCGAAATACTGGGCAAATCGAGTTTCGAACACACGGTCTCGCAACAAGGCATGCGCCGCTCGGCCTATGACGACTACACCCGCACTAAAGGCAAGATCATCGCCACGGCCGACCTCGTCGAATGTGTCAGCCGACACGACAGCCCGTGGTTCTTCGGTTCCTACGGCTTTGTGCTGGCCGACGTTCAACTGGTCGAGCCCAACATCCCTGTCGTCGGCAAGCTGGGCTTCTTCGACTGGCGCGCCCGCGTCAAAGGCGGTGTCGCATGAAAGAGACAAATAGTCTCATGATCGGCGGCGTTTCAATGTATCTGGGCGAATGCCGCGACGTCCTTCGGACCTTCCCTGACAACAGCGTCGATTGCTGTGTTTCTTCGCCACCATATTACCAACTACGTGACTACCGTGTAGCTGGGCAGATTGGCTTGGAAGCGTCGCCTCAGGCCTTCATTGCAGTCCTTGTCGAAGTCTTCCGCGAGGTGCACCGCGTTCTGAAGCCCAGCGGTACGCTTTGGATCAATATTGGCGATAGCTATGCCAGCAAGCCGAACGGCAGCATCGGAGCTACAACGCTTCAAGGTTCCAGGTCTTCGCAATCCGAGTACCGCCGTACAAATGCCCTGCGTAAGACCGCCCGCCCTACTGGATTGAAACACAAAGACCTTATGGGCATGCCTTGGCGTCTGGCCTTCGCCCTGCAGGAAGATGGTTGGTATCTGCGCCAGGACATCATCTGGAACAAGTTGAACCCGATGCCGGAAAGCGTCGAGGACAGGTGCACGAAGTCGCACGAATACATCTTTTTGCTGTCGAAGTCGGCCCGCTATTTTTTCGACCAGGAAGCCATTCTTGAGCCCTGCAGCCCGTCGACAAATCCCCGGTTTTCGCAAGACATCATCAACCAGGTCGGAAGCGCACGCGCAAACGGGGGCACACGCGCAACAGTTCCGATGAAGGCTGTAGGACGGAAATTCGATCCGGGCGCCATACGGAACAAGAGCAACGAGAACTTCGACTCGCACCTGGTGGTTCCGCCGACGAAGCGGAATAAACGATCGGTTTGGTCGATCGGAACGCGAGGCTTCTCGGGTGCCCACTTTGCCACATACCCCGTCGAGTTGATTGAACCCTGCATCTTGGCCGGCTGCCCTGCAGGCGGCATTGTCCTCGATCCGTTTGGCGGTAGCGGTACGACGGCAATCGCTGCCCATAAGCACGGACGAAAAGCGGTCTATATCGACCTCAACCCCGAATATTTCGCACTTGCGCGCGACCGCATCGATAAGGAAACCAGTCAGGCGAATTTTTTCGACAGGACGGATACATCGGCAGAGGCGCAGCCATGAAGCTCTCCGACGCCCAACGTTCCGCCCGTGGCGCCGCCGTCAACGAAGGCTCCAACCGCTACGCCGATCAGCACGAACAGTTCGACATGTTCCTGTCGCAGGAAGAAAAGGACCGGATGAAGGAACGCGAACTGTTTCCAACCCAGCCTTGGAATGTTCGCGCCATGATCCAGACCCTCGGCCCGCTGATCTTCGGATCCTGGCCGACGGTACCGGCCGATATCGTCATCTATGAACCCTGCGCAGGCCTGGGCCACCAGGTCGCGCCCCTGCGCGAATATTTCCCCGATGTCCGCCCTTCCGACATCGAGGACTGGCGCCGTGGCTTCCCCCTGGCCGATGCCCTGGCCTTCGAAGCCGTGACGCCGTCCGAGAAAAGCGTGATGTGCACCAACCCGCCCTTCACCCTGGCCGACGCCATCGTCCGCCAGGCGCAAAAGACCTGCGACAACGTCATCATCCTGGCACGGCTGGGTCTGATCTGCGGCAAGGAACGCTACGAACTGCACCACAGGAACCCGCTGGGCAACCTGAAGACCTTCCTTCCCTGCACCGAACGCACGCCGATGGTCCTGGGCTTCTATGACCCGGCGGCGAACAAGCCCCAGGAATTCGCGTGGTTCCACTATCAGCGCGGCTACACCGGCCATGCGACCGTGGTGAACCTGCCCCCCGGCCTGAAGGCCGAACTGATGCGCCCCGAGGACGTCAAAATCTGATGTCCTCGCGCGGTCTCCATCCCGTTCCTGAAGCCTGGCCTATGCTCATGACCCTTGAGCAGGCCTGCGCCTATCTGGGCGGGATGGACGATCGCACTTTCCGCAAGGTCTGCCCTGTCCAGCCCGTGGAAATGGCGGCAAATCTGCTGCGCTACCGCCGACCGGACATCGACGACTGGACCGCGACACTGACGCCGCGCTTGAAGACACCCACGCCGGCGGTTAATGATTCCGTCCCGACCGACGAAACTACCTTGGAAACCCCCGAAATCCGGCGCGAAAGCTCGATCGAGCGCGTCAAGGCAAGAACAGGAGGCCTACGACATGGACGAAGCCGCCGCACGCCCTGACTGGATCGAGGTGAAGCATGTCCAGCGCGTCAAACGCGCCAAGGGCAACACGGATCTGTATTTTCGCAAGGGCGACTACCGCGAAGGCCCTCTGTCGTCACCGGACGGCACCCAGGCCCTGAAAGATGAGGTCGACGCCATCCTGAAGCGGCTGGAAGCCACGTCCAGGGCCGTCGCCAAGCCGAAAACCGGCACCCTGGCCGGCGCCCTGAACGATTATAACCGGTCTGCCGACTTCATCACCCTCGCCCGGTCCACTCAGAACGGCTACCAGGACTATATCGACGAATTGACCGACGACTGCGGCGACGTCCTGCTGGCCGATATCACCCGCAGCTGGATTATGGAACTGCGCGACGCCTGGGCCGTCCGCGGCTATCGCGCCGCCAACATGCGCCTGCAACTGCTGAAAAATGCCCTGGCGCCCATCATCGCTGACGATACCGACAACCGGATCAAGGGCGACCCGTTCCGGTCGGTCGAAAATGTCCGCCGGCCGCATGACACCCCGGAAGGCCACCCGATCTGGGAAGACTTCGAGGTCGAAGCCGCCATATCGGCCGCCATCACCCGAAAACACCCAGGCCTGGCGCGTGCCATCGCCCTTGGCCGGTATGGCGGCTTCCGCAAAGGCACCATCATAACCGTCCCGATGCGCGCCCGGGTGGTCGGCTACAACGAAGACGGCCTACCGGAACGGCGAATCAACTGGATTACCGAAAAGCGCAAGGTCCTGGCCGACCGTCGCGAAGATGAACGCCTTACCGCGGTGCTCGATGCCACGCCGAATCGGGCCTACACTCTGGCCTACAACGCTGACGGCATGGCCTGGACGTCACGCGCCCTGGGCCATGCCTTCGATCGTCTGATGAACAGCCTGGCGCGTGCCGGCAAGGTCCGCGCCGATATGGATCAGGACGGCGAACTCTTCTGCCCTTTGACGATCCACGGCCTGAAGCACTCCCGCGGCGTCGAACTGGCACAATCGAACGCCAGCGATGCCGGCATCATGGCCCAGCTTGACCATGCAACGACGCGCGCGGCGGCAATCTACCGCCGGCAGGCTCAAAGGCGTGTGATGTCGGACCATGCCCAGGACCAGGTCGACAACGTGCGCGAACTGCGCAAGGCCCGCGAAACCGCCCGGCGGAACGCATCGGAAACCTGA